TGTAGTAGTGTCGAATAATGATGAAATAGAAAGAATGTCAGTTCTTGAAGGTGGTGCGACAGGAAAAATTGAACAAATAACAATTGACACAACTACTACTTCTAGGATAGCGGCGTTTGAAATAGCTAGCTCTAAAATAAAAAAATACGCACAAATAAGCAAAGTTTTAAATTTTAAAACACGAGTAGATAATTTTAATGTCGGGATGATTATTACCGTAACCGGACTAAGTGAGCACGGAATAACAGACGGAGACGAATTTTTAATCAACGCTATGACATCTTATTACGAAGGACCTATCAAGTGGTTTGCGCTAGAGCTTGTCTATGGTCCAGAGCAGCAAAGCTGGCAAAAAGTCTTTGAAACCATGACAAACCGAAACGGAAACTTTAACGTAAGATCAAATATTAAAGAAGATGACGTCTTAACAACTCTAGAGACAAATTCAAGACTTTGGGAATTGACAGACGGTCCTAATATTTTTACAGAAGTTTATGCGGCAACCGACATTTATCCATCAACAACCTTATTCCCAATGTTTGCCTTTTATGATAGAATAAAATATATCGAACTTTTAGACGCTTCTTCTAATGTTTTAGTCAGAAAACAAGTAATAAAACAAGAAGGCGAAGAAACAGGCGTTATTACATCTACGTTTTATATTGACTCAACTGAAGGTGTTGGCGATATAGTGAGTTTAAATGTTTATGGCGGTGCTTATGCTACTCAAACAAACGGTTCGGGAGTGCTTCATACTAATTTTGCTTTAGTAAAAACAAAAACAAGTTTAGAAGCCATTCAAATAATTTTGACGGATACAAGGAATTTTACGCCAACAACTGGAACTTTGTCACTGAATCCTTATTTATGGGAAGGTATAGATGATTCCGTTGAATTGCTTGAATTAAATTCTATTTAGGGGGTATTTATGGCAAGTTGGCCAGAATCAAAAGCGTTAAGCGAAACTAATATAAGTGATTTAGAAGATAGAATTACTGCTGCTAATGCAGAAGTTGTAAACGGAAAGCAAGGCATATTTGATGCTATTGTAGCTAAGCACATTACGCCTTTGGGACAAACTTTTGCTCAATTAATAACCGCTATTGGTCAAATTGTTTTAGGCAGCGGTACCGCACTTGCTCAATACGTGCTAGAGCCATACACATTCACAAACAATGACGGTGTAGAATATACTGGCACAATGCCAAATCGTGCAGGGGATACAGCTGCTATTGCAAGTTCGGTAAGTGGTACAACTTTAAAATTGAGAGCGTCAACAGGTTTTAGAGACGGTGTTGATGATAACGTGACAATAACAGACGCTGATTTTTTAGCATCAAACATTAAAATAGGTGTTGATTTATTAGGGCTTGTCGGTGCTTTGAGTAACGTAAAATCTATTCAACGCGGTACGTTGTCTGGTGTTTTAAGCGATTCAAACAATGTATCGATAACAAGTGTCGATGTAAGCAAAAGCGTTGTTATATCTGTACCTCGTGGCGATATGTCAAACGCGCAATACAGATTTTTAAATTGTAGGGCGTCTATTACGAGTTCAACAAATATTAATTTTGCTTTTGACGCATCCCCGGGATCAAGTGGACCAACCGTGGATTGGATTGTAGTTGAATTTGACAACGTCAAAAGCAAACAAACTGGTACTAATACAATAGCAGCTAACACAAATGTCACAATAACATCTGTTGATATGTCAAAATCACTTGTATTTGTAAGTTTTAGCAATCCCAGTTCTTCAACTGCTGATGCAAGGGGTACAATGATAAACGGTGTATTGACATCAGCTACAAATTTATTGCTTTTAAATCCGTCAACTTATGTCACTGTTACTAATTCAATAAATTGGCAAATAATAGAGTTTAATTAAGGGGTATTTTATGGCAGATCACGAACCTTCAAGTTGTCCAAACAAACTAATGATAGATAGCATGGCGATTGAAATTCAAAAGTTAAAGGAATCTTTTCATAGTATTGATAAGGACAATTCTACCAGCATAGCTGTCATAAAAAATCAATACGAGACCATAATTAACATGCTTGTATCGCAGGGAAACGAGTACAAGGACGTAATGAGCAGAGTTTTAGACATCGAAAAAAAGTTTATTTTAAACGACTATAAAACAAATGAATCAACCGATTTAATCAAAAAAGTAACATGGGGCATGGTGGCCAAAGTCGGAGCGTTATTGATTGTCGTAGGCACGTTTTTAATATCTGCATTTAAACAATAAGGGGGTAATATGAAATACACAGTAGTAAGCGTAGATACTGGATGGATTGGCGAACTCGATGGCGAACACTTAATCAGACCAAATTTTAAAGTAAAAGAATTAGCTTGTAATGATGGATCGGACGTGATTTTAGTATCGAGCAAATTATTAGATTTTGTACAATCAATTAGAAATATTGTAAATACAAGCATTAATATCAATAGTTTTTATAGGACTGCTGCTTACAATTCTAAAATTGGTGGTGCGCTTAAGAGTAAACACAAAGTAGGCATGGCGTGCGATATGCAAGTCCCAAGCGGACTTACAGTTGATTCATTTGCTAAAATTGTTGAGCAAGTAGCTGGACCAAATAGCGGTATAGGTAAGTATTATAAATCTAATTTTGTTCATTTAGACGTTGCTAAAAACGGAAAAAGAAGATGGACAGATTAAAAAAAGGAGTCGTTATGAAAAACAGAATAGCAAAGTTAATTGACGTTAAATCTATTGTCACATTTATTTTAGTCGGTGTATATGCTTATTTAGCAATAACCGAAAAAGTTGATCTAAAAGGCTATCACGATATTGTACTGATGATTATAGCGTTTTACTTTGGCACACAATTGACAAAAAAAGAGGGCCAATAGGCCCTTTTATTTTTTTAATGCTGATACTACCGCAAATATACGCTAATCCTATTACAAGAGCAAAACTGCCCAATCCTAAGTATAACATTTTTACCACCTCTCACATGCCACAAATAGGGCACAATCTTTCTTTGTCTTTTACGTGACCACAACATTTACATTCAATTGGATTTAATTTAATTCTTGCGCTGCATGAGTATATTGGCGACTTTAAAGCATCACACATTATTTTACAACGCTTGCAATTTTCCAAGTTTTTGCACAAAGTGCACACACATTCAAAGTTATTCATTTTATTATCTCCCTTCTATCCAATCGTTAAATGCCTTCAAATATGTCTTAATTTCATCTGTACTGCGGTTTTCATTCTCGATGATATATTTCTTGTCTGTCCTCAATAATGCTCTGCTGTGCTATAATCTTGTCTTGCAGCATCACTGATTTAGATAGTTCTTCTATTTGTTTTCCAGCTACACTAAACGCCTGACAAGGTGGCGAATACACGAACAAATCAATATTTTCAACTTCTGGTCCGTCAACTTTAGTGATATTACCGTAATTTTTAACTTCTCCGTGGATGGCTTTGTAGCTTGCATATGGGTATTTATCATACTCAATGCAAAATTGGTGTTTATACTCAATTCCTAAATATTTTAACGCCATCTCCCAAAAACCTACACCACTAAACGCACTTCCAGTTTTAATCATCTTAAACCCCCAAGTCTTCTGCTCACTCTTATCTTTTTACATAATTCAAATTGCCGCACATCGTTTTCTTTGTATTTTATATCCTTTATCTTTTTAATCTCTGATCTGTATTCAATATAATTTAAACAAGCATCGTGGCACCCGATTTTTCTTTTATTACAATTTAAACACGAATTCATTTATATCCTACTTTCTATATGTCACATAATCAAAAATTTCTTGGTCAAATTCTTCAAGTGACTTTAAATAATCCTCCATTTCTTTTGGCATTTTAGACCACGCTTCTTTTGGATCTTTTCTTTGTATTTCGGGTATATTTGTTTCGTGCCATTCTTTGTTTCCTTTTAAATCAATAGCGTTTGTAAAATTTGGATACCAATTAAAACTATCTAATTTATTTTTTATTTCAATAAATCTATTTTCTGCTATGCTTTTGTTAAACACCATAAGTTTTCCAGATGTTTTAAAAACAAAAATACATTTGCTAACGCCTTCACACTCTCTTCCGCCTATGATGTCATTTCCGCCTCTGATGCCATTGCCGCCTATGATGCCATTGCCGCCTGTGATGTAATTTCCGCCTCTGATGCCATTGCCGCCTCTGATGCCATTGCCGCCTCTGATGTCATTTCCGCCTCTGATGTCATTTCCGCCTATGATGTCATTTCCGCCTCTGATGTTATTTCCGCCTATGATGTCATTTCCGCCTATGATGTCATTTCCGCCTCTGATGTCATTTCCGCCTGTGATGTAATTTCCGCCTCTGATGTAATTTCCGCCTCTGATGTCATTTCCGCCTATGATGTCATTTCCGCCTATGATGTCATTTCCGCCTGTGATGTCATTTCCGCCTATGATGTCATTTCCGCCTCTGATGTTATTTCCGCCTATGATGTCATTTCCGCCTGTGATGTAATTTCCGCCTCTGATGTTATTGCCTAAATTTTCATTAAAAGATTCTATAGCTTTTAAAAATTGATCAAAATTTAAAATCTCAATAATTTCAATTATTGAAGATACGCTTTTATCTTCTTTGTTAATTAAATCGCCATAAGCGTTTACTTTTGCAAATTTATTCCACTGCAAAGGCTCGTAATAATTAAAGCAATGTAATGGATTTTTGCTAAAATGCAAACCACACGAGCATTCTTTTATATTACCTTCAACTTTATAAATATTTCCGACTTCAACATTGCCATAAGTTGAGCTACCGTGTTTAGCAGACCAATCATTTTTAAAAATTTTGTAACCTGTTTCTAATTTTTCTAATCCTTCAATTTCTTTTCTTTCAACTTTTTGAATGTCCATATAATCTCCTTTTAATTTATTTATTTTCGTCCATCTGTGTAAAAATCATTTTAATAAAAGCACTTACAGATAATCCACGTTCTTTTGCAAGCCTTTCAATTTTTTGTTTTAACTCTTTGCTTAAACCCATGTTTAATGTCGTTTCATTTTTCATTTTTACCACCACCTTTATATAAATTTTACAACACTTAAATATAAAAGTCAATTAACATTTAATTGTTTTACTGCCGAATTTTAAGCACTAAAAAAGACCGCACAAGCGATCTAATTTAGGTTGTAGTTCTCGTTATTAATTTATAATTCAAATATCATAAAAGCCGGGTCCCTCCTTTCTGCGCCTTTGCGACTTATATTAGCATTTACGTTGCTTAACGACATAATTTTTAGGTTGTTAAGACACTAAAGAATTACTATGTATATGCGTTAAATCGTGGTTTGAATTTAACGCAAAGCAACTTGTGTTTGTTGTTCTCTCAATTATATTAATCAGCCATAGCCAGAGCCAGAGCCAGAGCCAGAGCTATCGCCATAGCCAGAGCCAGAGCCAGAACCAGAGCTATCGCCATAGCCAGAGCCAGAGCCAGAGCCATCGCCAGAGCCAGAGCCAGAGTTAATTTTAATTAAGCTGTCCATACGGGCACTCCTTTTATACTGTTAATCGCAATTTGGGTACAGTTTGCAATTTCAATTACTCCAATTAATACAATTTTTGAAACTTCGCAAGGAAACTTGCATTTTTCTGGTTGTTTAACACCTTCCATTGCAAGTTGACTTAAAGATGCTGCGCCATACCATTGCCATAATCTTCTGGCATTTGCAAGTTCAACTTCGTCGCCTTCTTTCTTTATCAGCGTTCCAGCAAATACACCAGCTGAATACGTTCTAACGATTACATAATCACCAGATACCTTGTTTAAATCTTCTTTTGCTACGTATTCAATTCCGTTTAATGTAATTTCTCTCATTATTCCACCTCTCTTATTTTTACTAAAATGCTGTTGCCATTAAAATCTAAATCATTCTTAAATCTAAGGCACAATCCTTGCACGTGGTTTTTATTATCATTTACAAGCCAACCACACTGCACGAGAGCATCTATTATAGTTTTTGCTATAATTGAATGACCATCAATATCAAGTCCACTTTCAAACCACATTTCAATAAACACTGGATTTTTAAAAGTATAACGTGGCATGCTGCTTATAGAAGATTTTACTAACATGTGCCAATAATCAGCCCAATTTTTCCTTTTAGACCAATGCATCCCAGCATAAAACTTGTTTGTCCCGTCATCAGCTGTTATTTTGTGTTTGATGTAAAATTCCATTGTTCACCCCATTTTTCAATTAATTGATTAATTTCATTTGGTGTCATCGTTTCTATTTCTAGTTCTTTTGCTTCAAAAACCACGCCATCAACAAGTATTTTCATTTCTTCTACGTCATAGGTGCTAGAGCCACGTATAAGGCGATATGTTTTAGACTTAACATCATTAATAGTCGAATCTTTTATAGGCTCTACAATCTTATATACACGCTTTAAAATAGGCTCTGCCGTTTCAAGTGCTGCAACATAATCTCTAGTACCGTATTTTTTAAGCATTTCAATGTAAATCTCTTCATCTGTCGATTTTAATTTGATAGCCATTTTGTTTATTAAAACCCACATATAAGCGTTGACCGAAATAGAACGTTTCTTTTTAAATTTCTTGATCACGATTGTTTTCAGTTCGTTTGATATAATCATTTTATTTAATTCGTTAACTTGCGTCTGATATTCATTTGGTAAGTTAATCAACAAAGCTACTTGCCCGCTTGGATAAACAGAAACATTCCCATCGTTAAAATTAAATTGCATTTTATCTGCCCCTTATATATTCTGTAAAAGTAACGCCCAAATAATTTTTGCCAAATGTTTTTATAAAACTTTCTTGATTAATTTCTTCAAATTTTTCTTGCGCAAGCTGCTTTGTTACAAAATCAAACTCACGATCAAAATGTATTCCTTCGCTGCCTGTGTGGTGCATTAAGCACAATCTAATAGTTAAGCCATACTTATCAGATGCCTTTTTGTTACTTGCGCCAAATACATGGTGAGTATGGAGTCCGTAAGTTGACTTACAGACTCAGCACTCGTTATTTTTCTGTATTATGCTTTTCATTTCTTTACCTCGTGAGGTTTATCAAGCATCTTCATAGCTTCAAAAAATGTTTTAACTGTCATTAATTCTATTTTTTCTAACTTGTAAAACTCCAAAAGACCATCAATTCTATTTCCAGCTTTCTTAGTTATTACGGCAATTTTAGCTTCGTCTATCAATTCGGTTGATGCTTGTTTTGGTTTATCTGCTGTTTGTTTTGGTTTATCACCAGAATCCTGTTGTTGATCGTATTTTGTACGATCCTTTTGATAATAAATATCAGCACCTATTCCCAAAGCTTTGCAAGCAACAGATATTGCATCTGTTAACGCCATCTTAAAACATTCATCAGAAACATAAAGCTTTCCAGATGTTTCTATTGTTGCAAAACTGCTACCACCAGTACCAGGTATTGCTTCCGACCATTCTCCATTATATTTAAAATAAAGTTCAATATCAACAAAAGCAGCCGTTTCACCAGTAGAAGAAGTTTCAAACCATTTTTTTATTACAATATATTTCCAACCTATCCCACACGGTCCAAATTGTTCGGTCAAAACCTTCAATCTCCACATTGGATTAATGTCAGTCATGCCTTTTAAACGTCCACCTCCAATTGCTTTTTGGGCTTCTTGCGGCACTGCTCTAAATTTTTCGTATAGTTCCAAATTTGACATCTAAATCACCTTCTCTTTGATCTCGTTTTTTTCAAACCAAGTTTTTAAATTTTCAAATTGACTTTTATATAACTCCACTTCAAATCTAAACATTTTTTTAAGTTCTGTTTTGTCGTAAATTTTAACAGGTTCTTCAATTTTAACTTGAAATGCTACAAACTCGACCATTTCATTGATCTGTTGTTCATTTGCAATAACAAGTTCTTCAACTTTTTTATTAGCCAATTCGTTTGCCTTATCAATTTCTTTCTGCGCTTTTTCATGCGCTTCACGCTCTAATCTTTCAACGAGTGCTTTTTGTTGTTCAAATTGGCGTTCTGCTGCGTTTGTAATTGATTCTTTAATTTGGTCCATAGATTTATACTCTATCATTGATATAAACTGTTCGGCGTCCATTTTTACGCCTAAATCATATTTTGCACCAGAGAGTTCGACAAGCGTTTTTATTAATTCGACATTTTGATAATACCGTTGCTGCTTGTTTAAACATTCTTTTGCGTCATAGCTACAATTAGCCAATAAATCTTTTTCTTTTTTGGTCGAGTTTAACCAATCCGATCTAAATTCAATAATTTGGTATTTCTGCTCAATCTTAAGATTTTCATAAAGTTGACTAATAATTGATTTAATTTGAAGTGTTTTAACTCGAACTCTTTCGATCTCAAACGTTTCAAGCTGTTCGCTAATAAAATTAATTGGATCGTCAAAGTCTGAAATAATATCTTTACATTGCTCTTCAAACTCACTTACAGACTGAGTTAAATCTTTTTTAGTCTTAACCTTAAAATCATTAATTGACTTTTGAATTTTATTCAATTCTGCAACTGTTTTTTTACCCTCTTTTACTGTTTCGTCTGTAAAAATTAATCCTTCGTATTCTGCTTTAATTTCAGCTGCTACATTTTTCATTTCTTCGTAATTAAATTTTACTATTGCTGGTTTAACTTCTAGTATTTTTACTTGTAATTCATTCATTTTACACACTCCTAAGATTTGTAATCCGTTGGTTGATTTCCTAACCACTTCTGATATTCAAGTTCTTGTTCTTCTGTTAAATAATAATATTCGTTCATTTTTCCTCCTAATCTCTCGGATCATAATACGTCAATTGATTTTTCCAGTAATCAAGTTCTGCTTTATTTCTTTCATTTTCGCTTTTAAGGTCCAGCAATGTATCGCTGATATAATTGTCTATGTCGTCAAATTCCATAGGAACACCTTCGTCTAAAGCGGTATATAATTGAGATAGTAAATCAAATAAATCCACTTGCACAAATTCTTTGTTACCAACTTTTAATTTCAATTGCTCTAGCCCGTCTGAGTTAAATTGTTCATAATTAATAACATGTAAAAAACTTTTCAGTGCGTTTAGTTGGCGTTCTCTTTTGCCACTCATTTCGTCACCTTCTTTATAATGATTTCTTTTCGTGAGTTGACATAAATCTCAACTTCATCATCAACAAAGATTTCTGTAATCATGCAAATTGCTGTAGGTAGAGTTATTGATCGTGTGTTGTAGCTTCTGCCTATTCCTTTTACTTTTGTTAAAATTGGTTTCATTATTGCTCCTTTCTGCGGTTTAAGGATTACAGCCAACCTATTTTTTTATAAGTTTTCTAATCCAAAAATTTCAAATGCAAACTTGCTTCCCAACCAATCAATCGCGACATCAGTCGGTGGATGATTGTATCTCAACTCACCGCTTGACAGCATGTAGCTGTTGTCAAGTACAAATGCCAAAAACATTGTGTTAAGTTGGGTATTTCCAAAATCAAAATTTAATTCTGACATTTGGAATTCTAAACCTATTAAATCCATCTGTTGTTTGAATTCTATAATCATTTCATATGCTTTCATAACAATCCTCCTGTTTTAAAGGCGGTTTAGGATTACCGCAAACCTATTTTTTTAATATTTATAAGGTTTTATTGTATGATTGTATCTTTCTGTATCAAAACCATCCCTTCAACTCTTTATTTATTATCTACCTTAATTATATACCTCGGTACATACCATGTCAACATCTTTTTAATATATTTTACTGCCGAATTTTGGGCATATTTAATTTTAATTGCATATAATAGAAGAAAAAATAAAATTTATATATTTTATAAAATAGGTGTTGAAATATTTTTAAATAAGGTTTATACTAATTTTGAAAGGTGGTGAAAATATGAAAAATGAATTGTTTAGTGTAGAGTCAACAGTGCAAGTAAACGGTACAAATGTATTTGCGACAATACCAGGTGCGGTTAGAAGTGTATTAAAACCCAAAAAAGGTGATGTTGTAAAATGGATTGTTTCTGGCGAAGGAATTGTTGAGATTGAAATAGTTAGAAAAGAGGAATAATATGATTTATCCTATCGGGTATTTATATCTTCATAGAGAGTTAACTGAAAAGCCGATATGGACAAGCTCTACCCCAGAGCAAAAGGTAATTTTAATAACCCTTATGATGATGGCTAATTTCAAAGAAAAAGAATGGGAGTGGCAAGGAAAAAAATTCAAAGCAAAACCTGGTCAATTTATAACGAGTTTAGATGGAATCGTTAAAAATTGTGGCAAAGGAATATCAATAAAAAATGTCAGAACGGCTTTAGTACGTTTTGAAAAACTCGAATTTTTGGCAAACGAACCGGCAAGCACTGGAAGGCTTATAACCATTACAAACTGGGGCTTGTATCAAAATAATTTAGAAGAGTGGCAAACGGAACGGCAAAGGGGTGGCAAAGGGGTGGCAACTAGAGAAGAAAGAAATAAAGATAATATAAATACATTATCTGAAATTGAAGAAATTAGAAAACAATATCAAGGTGCAAAATCAAAGAAAGTAGCAGATTTAAAATTGCCTTCTCTGATTAAAAAATATGGCAAAGAAGAAATGATCAGAACAATAGAAAGATACAACAAATATGTCGAACAAGAACGAAAAAACGGTTTTAAGGAATTGAAGTACAAAAACGAGAGTACATTTTGGAATGGTGGCTATATTGATTACCTTGACGATAATTATGCAGAAGCTAATAAAGCTAATAAACCTAAAAGCAACGTTGTTGTTAAAGACGGCGTTAAATATGAAAATGGATTGAGGGTGTACGAATGAATATACACGATATACAAGGTTATGTTATAAGTCAGTGGCTAGGAAATAATTATACAGAACATATCAATAACATAAATGTCAAATGTTTTGATGGAGAGTATGTAGACATAGTCAATTTAATCAGAAAACAATACACTAAAACCAATGAAATTGACATTGTGACAATTGAGTATGATTTTGAAGCATTAACAATGATTGTCGATAAACACGATTATTTATCTCTAAAAATGAGTAGTTGTGTTGACAAGCTTAACGCTTATAGATCAGAAAAGGCACTTAAATATATTGGACACAAATTGTCTATAGGAGAAATAAGCGAAGTTGACGCAATAGACTTGTTAAATAAAAAAATTAATATGAGCGAATCTGACATTGATTTTGGGGATATGGTTGCAGCACAAACATATATTGATATTGTTGAAGCTCACTCAAAACAATCTTCTAAAAAAATAGGGATAAAAGGATTTGATAATTTAATAGGCGATTTTAGTGAATCGGGTTTTTTTGTAATTGGCGGTAGACCCTCTAGCGGCAAAACTGTATTAGCTTTAAATATTGCTGACGAACTAGCAAAACAAGGAGATAATATTTTATTTTTTAGTTTAGAAATGAGCAAAAAGAAAATAATGAGTAGGTTGTTAGTTTCTAATTCCTTTGTTGACAATGAAAAAGTAAAGACAAAACAATTGAGCGAGGATGAATTTAAAAGACTTATGAACGCATCAAAAAAACCTCACTTTAAAAACATACACATTATCGACAAGTCTGGAATGGATATATCAGAGATTATAACAAAGTCAATAGCACTGCATCATAAATACAATTATTCTTGCGTTATTATTGACTACTTGCAATTAGTGCATGCCGAAGGTAGCTCAATTAGAGAGAAAATGATTAATGTGTCTCATGGGTGTGTAGCGCTTAAAAAAATACTTGGTATACCAATTATAGTAATTTCAAGTTTAAGTAGAGCCGGTGCGACAAGGACGGACAAAAAACCTATTATGTCAGACTTAGCAGAAGCAGGAGCAATTGAGTTTGACGCAGATACAATAGCATTTGTTCATAGAGAATACATGGAAAATAACGAGTGTGATCCTTTTGATGCTGAAATAATATTTAGAAAGAATCGTGATGGTAATTTGGGGATTGCAAAACAATACTTTGATGGTAGTCATTTTAAATTTAGTGATTATGATTTTAGAAAACGATAATTATAGATATAAGCGAGGTGTAAAATGACAAAAGAACAACTAAAATTACTAGAACACATTATGAAATTTGAAGCCAAACGTAAAAGATTGCCAACGATTGGCGAACTTTCTGAACATTGCGGCTATGGTGTTAAACCTATTTTTTTAAAAAGCGTTATGGGAGATTATCCAGAAGAATTAACATGGACAGAATCAGAAAAAGAAATTTTTGAGTTGATGGAACTTGGGTATAAACTTCATGAAATTGTAGAAAAAACCGGAAAGGCATACGCTAATGTTTATAGGATAGTTAAAAAGTTTAAGCCATTTAGCAAAAACAATAATTTAAGAGAGTATCCAAGAGACGAAAAACGACATTATACACAAGAGATAACAGATCCTTTATACATCGAAGTCCAAACAAATAATAAAAAATACAACTTTTTAAACGGTTGTAGAGGTTATGCTGGCTTTGGTGGCAAAAAAGCAAAGTGCAAAATTTGGAAAAATTGTAAAGAATACAACATTGAATTGTACGACAATGAGTTTATTATAATTGAGCCTGTAAATGTTAAATTACACAAAGCACTTAAAATAAGGCCTCTAATAATGCCATAAAGCGCATAAAATGCGAACAAAGTACAAAGCGTTGGCAAAACAATAAATATCAATACAGACGATGTAAAGGCGGTTTAAATGGGTGAGTATTTAATATTAAAAGGGCACAATGAGGGTAAAAAGATATATTTGACCTGGTGCAATAACAAAGATCATATGGCAGATGAATTGGGAATCTTGTATCATGTAAATGACATTTGTCCTATCGAATCAATTGCAGAGTACGAAAAAATTATCTCGAGCGAGTTTAGATTATTAAAAGATAAGCACGATGTATTGTGTCGATGGATGGCCGGGTTGTGAATGCGAAAGGATGTAGCGATAATTAAAAAAAGTGCTAGGTTTGTTAAAGAAAGAATTCCATCTTGTGAAAATTGTATTTATTATTCTGTAGCCATCAAAAAAAATTTAAAAGAACAATTGATAGAAATGGCGCATGGGCGTTGCTGGAAAAGCGGTTATGATTTAAAAGAAAAGCCATATAAACAAAGATATGAGTTATGTAAAAAGTGGTCGCATTATGGTGACGAAGTATGATTAAATTTAAAAAATGGAGGTAATAAAATGAAATATATTGATACAATAACTAGCAATAAAAAAAGCACAATAAAAAATAATTGTCCAAGGCTTTTCTGTGAAGATTGGACTAAAAAAGACGTTAATACAATTAAATATAATTGTGGAGCGGTAATTGGATGCAGAGGTATTACGTGCGAAGAGTGCTGGAATCAAGAAATTTACAAAGAAAATTTGCACGATCGAATGACAGAAATTATAGAAAATGCAAAAGCACTGGAATTTAAAAGCGTAAAAATTAAAACAATGAGCGAATTAAAAGATGGGGATGAAATAAAATATAGAGAATTAAATTTAAACAAAGTGGTTGTGTGTAGAGGACTAGAAAAATTAATGGGCAATTATGGCGGTGTTGATATAAGTTTGTACACAGAGGATATGAAATGTATTGTTGACACAGATTATGATATAGCACAAGTGGTTAGAAATGGAGTTTTAGTTTATGATAGATCTGAAATTGAAAAAGATAACGAAGAATTAGAAAGTCCAACTAAAGATATTGATAATTTAATCAAAAAAATAAACGAGTTTAAAAGAAAGTGGTTAAATGAATAAATTTTTAGGCAAAGCAATGGGATATATTTTTTTAACTGGCATAACTGTAATTTTTATTGCTGCATGCTTTAAGTTGGTATTTTATATTTTAAGTTAAACGTTGCAAAATAAACGATTGTAAAAGATAAAACAATATGATATAATTAGAGGTGATTAAGTGGATAAAAATAATTTTGTTTGTGAATGTGGATCAATTAAATTTCTCGAAAATATAGAACGCCAAATGATAATGTGTGAAAATTGCAATAAAATTCACAACAGTAAAACATTTAAAAATATTGATTTTGTAGGTGGTGAAAAATGAGATATTGCAAATACTGCAAAAGAGAAGTAAAAGGCACAAAAAAATTCAACTGGATCATTTTTATTTTGGGGTTGATTACATTTGGAGTTGTATCGATTGCATATTTGATTTATTACTTGTTAAAACGATCAACCAAGTGTCCTATTTGTGGTGGTAAAACTAAAGGTTGGGTTTGGAAATTGAGACACAAAGGAGAAGTCAATGGAATATAGCGATGAATTAGTTGGAAAAGCCGTAAGATGGTTTTATGAAAAAAATGATTATATTGATATTGGAGTATCTTCAAGTGGAGATAATGAGTTAAATGAAATTGTTGAGTTGTATTTAGAAGAAAAGTCAAAAGAAAAAGCCAAAGAAGATTTGTCTAAAGCAATTGCAGAATTTGAAGATAGTGTAAAAAAAAGTTTTAGAACCACTCGCTGAAAGCATAAAAAACATTTTAGAAAAAAGGATGTGATTAAATGTCCGCTAAAGAAAAATCTTCTACTAAACAATCAAGCCCAAGAGCGAAACCGAGTAATAAAAAGCCTGCTGAAATTAGCGGGCTTTCTGAGCGTAAAGGATTAACTTTGAAACAAGAGAAGTTTGTTGTTGCGGTTGCAGAGGGAAAAACACAAGTTGACGCTTACAAATTGGCTTATGACGCAAAAAATATGAGTGACGCAAGCATATATCCTAAAGCATCTAAATTAATGGCGCAGGATAATATAAGGGTAAGATTTGACGAATTAAGGGGAAAGGTTGTCAATCGATTAGAAGAAAAGTCAATAGTGACTATTGAAGGATTGCTGAAAGACTTGCAGGATATAAAGCAAACTTCGTTGTTAAAGATACCCACAACGATAAAAACGCCTACAGGTGACAGTATTGTGGTCAATCAGAATATTGATTCATCGGCAGCGTTAAAAGCCATTGAATTGATGGGCAAGCACCTCAAGATGTTTACGGATAAACTTGAGCTTGGTGGAGAATTGAAAATAGAGAGGTCTGATGATGAACTCGAATGTAGAATTAGAGAACTTGAGCGCATCTCAAAAGCTTGAATATCTTGAGTTGTTAGAAGAAAAGGTATCAAGAGAAGCTAAAAAAAGCATATTAAAGTTTTCGATGTACACCATGAATGATTATGTTCCAAATTGGCATCATGTTGAGTACTGCAAAAAGATTGATAGATTCATACGTGGCGAAGTCAAAAATTTAATGGTTTTTATGCCGCCACAGCATGGAAAATCAGAAATATCGACAAGGAGAACACCAGCAAAAATACTGGGAGATTATCCAGACAAAAAAATAGGCGTTATAGCTTACAATTATACGATAGCGTCAAAATTTAATAGAGACGTTCAGCGAATAATTGACAGCGAACAATATTCTAAAATATACCCGCAAACAACCCTAAATGGGAAAAACGTAAGAACTACAGACAATTACCTTAAAAATTCAGATGAATTTGAGATAGTCGGAAGAAAAGGATCGTTGGTAAGTGTTGGTGTTGGCGGCGGATTAACATCTCGAAAACTTGATGTAGCCATAATGGATGACTTATACAAAGACGCTATGGATGCATGGTCACAAACAAAGCGCGAAAACGTTCAAGATTGGTATGACACTGTTTTAAGGACAAGACTGCATAACAACAGCCAACAATTATTAGTGTTTACAAGATGGCACGAAGACGATTTGGCTGGATATTTGCTTAGAACCGAGCCCGAAAAATGGGAAGTTGTGCTTTTTGAAGCCATAAACACAAAACCAAGAAACAACGACATTAGAAGCATTGGGCAAGCACTATGGCCTGAACAGCACTCGTTGGAAAGTTTAGAAGCCATAAGAAAAAATAATTCGGTTGTATTTGATTCTTTATATCAGCAAGACCCAACTCCGAAAGAAGGTTTGTTAATGTCGGAATCGGATTTGAAGCGTTTCAAATTAGATCAATTGCAATCTAAGCCAGATGGTATAATATCAACCATAGACACCGCCGACGAAGGCGATGACAAGTTGTGCCAGTTGGTTGGTTTTATCTATGGCGAAGAAATATATATTGTTGACGTGATTTTCACAGACGAACCAATAGAAATAACTCAGCCTTTTGTTGCGAGTATGCTCGATAAATACTCAGTAGATAACGCTCACTTTGAGTCAAACAACGGTGGGAAAGGATACGCTCAAAAAGTCAAAGAATTGAAAAAAGGCAGAACAACAATACATTGGAAGCAAACGACACAAAACAAACACACTAGAATAGTGATGAAATCAGGGCAGATTAAAGAGTGTTTTAGATTTAGGTCTGATATTGACAAGCACGATGAATATAAAAGCTATTTGTATCAGTTGACGCATTATCCTAAAAACGGAAAGACAAAACACGATGATGCGGCAGATGCAACAACCATGATGGCGGAACACGCATTTGGAAACAGAAACAAATGGGGTTGGACCAAATAATAAAAAGGCGGTGAAACATGGGTCTATTGAGCAAGATTAGAGATTTTGAATCATCAGAGCATTACAGATATTTTAGATACGGTAAAGATTATTATACGGGGGACAACACCGAGATCATGAAGCGCAGAAAATGCATGTTCAACGAAATTTCAATGTCACTGTTGGACATACCATATAGGGCTAATCATAAGTACCCATCTGGTTTTTTTAGGATTGTTGTAGATCAAAAGGTACAATATTTATTAGGAAATGGTGTAAAAGCGGAAGATGATGTTTTGGAAGCGTTAGACAATGCTACAGGTGGATTATACCCATTTTTAATCAAGTCAGCTACATCTGCGTCACAACAAGGTATCCAATGGGTATATATGTATGTAGATAGTGGTTCTTTAAAATTTTCTTTGGTTGATCCCGAAAACGTGGCGCCTGTTTACAAATATGGCAGACTTGACAGTGTTATTTATACGTTTGACGAAAGTGAAATCTCTGTAGCAGAAGTGTGGACCGCAGAAAAGATGGAAAGATACGAAAAAACCAAGAAAGATACAGAGTTTCAGATGGTTTCAGAATCAGCGCACTATACAACCATTGAATCGTTTGGTGGCAGAAAAGTTTCAGAACAACCGCATTCGTTCGGCATGATCCCTTTTGTCTGTCTGAGGAATAATCAGTATTCAAATAGTGATCTAAAAGACATTAAAGCATTAATTGACATTTATGACATTATAGCAAGTGACTTTGCTAATAACATTGACGATATGCAAGATGCTTTTTATGTTGTCAAAAATTTTGGTGGTGAATCACTTAGCCAATTCATGAGCGACCTCAAGCAATACAAATCCATTCAAGTTGGGGATGATGGGAACGTCAGCGCAGAACAGCTAGAAATCCCCACAGAGGCACGAAAAGTTTTTATTGAGCAATTGAATAAGGATATATTCAAATTTGCCATGGCGGTGGATGCAACGTCTATATCTGGTGGCTCAATCACAAATGTAGTAATCAAGGCCATGTTTGCTAACCTTGATTTAAAGTGTGATAAGTTTGAAATGGAAGTTACTGACTATCTTAACGCCATGCTAGGCGCAATTAATCTATTCTATGGCACAAGCCTACAGACAGATTACACCTTTGACCGTTCAATGATTATTAACCGCACAGAGGTGTTGACAGAGTTACCAAAGCAAACAGACCTGTCACTTAGAACAAGATTAGCATCTAACCCTCTAGTACAGAACGTAGATGAGGAACTTAAACAGCTTGAAATCGAAGAAGCGGAGCAAGTGAATAAGCTAGGCGGCGGAATGGGGTTTGATGATGGCGAAGGTCAGTGATCTAAAAACACGCAGTCAGGAATATTGGGAAGATCGTTTCTCAAAGCTACAGACAAAAGTTTTTAATGAGTCGGATAAATCATTCGTCAAAATTAACAAACTTTTCTCTGAGACATACAAGGAAATGAACGCAGTTGTTAATGAGACGTATAACAAGTATGGCAAGGTCGTCGAGTCGCCTGTATTCACAACACTACCCGACGGAACAAGAGTCATAAGTGGGTCTGAAAAGGCACTTGCGCTTGATGATAAGATAATGGCCGCACCGCTTGCCAAAGGAACACGCATGGATAAGCTGAGTAATGACCTGAAACAGATTCTTTTGTCGTTGTCTGCCGACCAAAAGCAGATCATGATGGACACGCTCAGCATAACGGCACAAGAGGCCTACTACCAAACCATGTATGAGATTCAAAAAGGCTATGGCGTGGGAAAGTCGTTTGATCTGCTGACGAAGCAACAGGTCCAGTCATTGATAAGAAATCCTGTCAATGGCGCGGACTTTGTGGAGAGAATTGGCATCAATAACGATAAACTTGCAACAGAGGTTAATCAGATTATGAAATCAGGCATTACACAAGGCATACCCAACAAGGAAATGGCTCGAAGGCTGTCGGATAAGATGCAGTTAGGCAATAATGTTGCCAAAACACTGATAAATACAGAGATAACCAATAGCTTGAATCAGGCGACATTGTTGAGTTATCAGGATAGCGGGATTGTCAAGCAATATCAATTTTTGGCTACATTGGATGATAGGACGAGCGAAGTTTGCCAAGACCTTGACATGGATGTATTTGATTTAGACAAGGCTGTCACTGGGCTTAATATGCCGCCGATGCACCCAAATTGCTTTGATAAAGAAACAGAAGTGTATACAGATAAAGGTTGGATGTTGTTTGATGATCTGACGGGCGGAGAAACATTTGTAAGTGTCAACACTGACGACATAACACAAATGGAGTATGTCAAAGCAAAAGGCCGCATAAAATATAATTACAAAGGCGACATGATCCACTTTGTTAATCGGTCGTTTAACATGATGGTCACGCCTAATCATCAAATGTTAGTCAAATATGTAAAGGCTGATTCATCAGGCAAATATAGATTTGTTGATGCTGAAAAAATGTCAAAGCACGCGAATTCAATTTATAGAGGTATGCCAAACAATAACGCGCCTGTATCTAGCTTTAAACTTGGCAATTATGATATAGAGCCCGAATTATATTTAAAGTTTATGGCATGGTATTTGTCGGATGGTAATGCGACTAAGATCAAGGATAAAAACAGCTATAGAGTAAAAATAGCGCAAAAAACGCATTTAGATTTAATGTATGATGTATTGAAAAAGTTGCCTTTTAACGTTACAAAAATAAAAGAAGCCATCAACATTTATGATTATTCAGTTTGCAGTGAATTGCATAAGTTAGGAAAATGCGATAAAAAATATATACCCGATGCAATTAAAAACGTTTCAACAGATCAAGCAAAGTTATTTCTTGAAGCATATGCAATAGCGGACGGACACCAAAAGAAAGGAAAAGTGTTTAAAGGATATCAATTCAAAGACACATACACTTTTTTTACAACCTCCGATAGACTGGCTTCCGACTTGGGGCATATGATTTGGTTAAGCGGTGGTAGGCCTAGTTTTAAACAAGAGAAGTCAAAAGTAAAAATTGTTAAATTTAAAAATGGCGATTATACAATGAATCACAATGTGTGGATCATATCGCTATGCACAAGCGTTAATGCTTCAACAGACAACATCAAAACAGAGATAGTGCCTTATGATGACTTTGTTTATTGTGTCGAATTGGAAAAGTGGCACACGCTAATGACTAGGCGCAAAGGAAAAGTGGCGTGGTCTGGAAATTGCAGATCGACTACAATAGCGTACTTTGACGAATCAACAGATGGACTCACAAGAATTGCTAGAGACTTAGGTGGTAAGTCATTTTTAGTACCAGGTGATATGGCATATAAAGAATTTAAGTCGAAATACATCGACTAATTTTTTTTAACTGTTTTAGTGCAAAATCTTTTGCGCAAAAAATTTTGCACTGTTAAAGTAAAAAGTGTATAATATGTATAATGAAACATTACTTGCCGAAGAATAAACGGATTACTTGAACTAACAAGAATAAAAAAGATAGGGGTAAATTTATGGAATGGTTAAAAGAATTACTAAAAGGAATTGTACCAGAAGATAAATTGGACGGTGTTGTGGAATCATTTAACAAAGAATTCCCAAAACACGCAGTACCTAAAACTGAATTTAATACGATCAAGGAAGAGTTGAAAATTGCCAAAACAAATGCAGATCAAACTAGCCAAACTCTTGAACAGTTAAAAACAGAAGTGGGTACAGTTGAAGAATACAAAACAAAAATTAAAGACATGACGGCGCAAATGGAAACAGCCAAAGTTGAATCCGAAAAGCAAGTGTCTAATGTCATTAAAAAAGTAAATTTTGAAAAGTTGTTGATCCAAAACAAAATGAATGAGTCGGCTGTGGATTTGGTAGTTAACACAATTAATTTTGATGAAATCGTCCTTGATGCAGCTGGCAATATTGTAGACGCAGACAAGCACATTGGTAAGATTAAAGAGACCAGAGCGGCGTTATTTCTGACAACAACAACCGATTCTGATAAAAAAGAATCAGATATGAACAAAGACAAAAAGCCAGTAGGAAAACCTATTAGCGAAATGTCAAACGAAGAAGTTATGGCGCAGTATGACGCCAAGGGAATCACACGATAAAGGGGGACTAAAATGTCTAACACTTTTTTAACATCAAACGAAATTTCAAAAAGAGCATTACCAGTATTATCGCAAAGTTTAGTTATGCCGGCGCTTGCTAATGTTGATTATTCGGATACATTTGCACAAAAAGGCGACACAATCCAAGTAAAAAGACCCGCTGTGTTTGTAGCGGACGAATTCGGATCCACAATCAACTTACAAGACATTAACCCATTTCCTGTATTGGTTAAAATGGACAAAATTGCTGACGTATCAGTTGAAGTTACATCAAAACAGTTGGCGTTAAATATTGAAGATTTTAAAGTCAAAGTGTTGGAACCTGCGATTGTCGCATTAGCTGAAAAAATTAACGCAGATGGTTTGGACGTTTATGTTTATGTACCTAACTTTGTTGGAACAGCTGGCACAACTCCAGACGGATTAGATGATTTTGCAAACGCAGCAAAAAAATTAAACGATGCAAAAGCGCCAACAATGAACAGATTTGCAGTTTGGGACACTGCTTCAACAGCTAAATTTCAAGTCCTTGATGCAATCGTTGCTGCTGAAAAATCCGGCACTACAGAAGCATTAAGAGAAGGTGCTATTGGTAAAGTGTTTGGTATGAACAACTACATGACACAAGCCATCAAAACGCACACAGCTGGCGGCTATACTTCGCTTGCTGATGTAACGGTAACGGCAGACGATGCAAACAACGCAGTCGATGCAATTACAGGCTTTATGTATTCAAGTTTTGTGCTTACATCTGCTGCAGGAACAGCTACAACTAAACTTGAAAAAGGTGACTTACTTACAGTAGGCACTAAACAATATACAGTGATCGAGCAAACCGCAGCTGCAATTGCAGGCGTCGTTACCGCAAAAGTATTCCCAAAAATCACAGCAGACTTATCAGCTGCTGCAGTAACATTCGCAGACGTATCGGCTAGAGCGCACGTTGCGAATTTAGCGTTTAACAAAAATGCATTTGGATTTGTTACTAGACCTTTAGAGCCTATGGTTGGCGCTGATTCAAGCGTTATTTCGTATCAAGGTTTAAACATCCGAGTTACTATCCAGTCAGACATTAGCACAAAAAAGACTATTATGTCGCTTGATACCTTATATGGATGGGCGCTGCTTTATCCGGAGCTCGCTACTCGGATTTTAGGTTAACCAATAAAGCAACAAAACCATTTGATTGTCAAGTGGTCAAGACAACACATTAAAAGGGTTGGGGTTAATGCCCTAGCCCTTTTTTATTAAGGAGGTATAACGTGATTTGTGATAAATGTGGACAAACGTTTAGCGATAAGGTAATGGAAATTCATTATCCTGTATGCAAAGCAAGCATTAAACAGGATTTAATCGAACAAACAGAGTTAGACGTTAGAGCAAAAGCCAAATTTTTAGGAATCAAAAGTTGGCACACTAAATCAATCGAAAGATTAGAGTCTGAAATTGAAGAATTGGAAAAATAGGGGGGCTTATGTCTACAACTATTTTAGGAAACAAAAATGGTGTGGCGACAGAACTAGTGTTAGATGAAATTACAGGAGCTGCGGTTACGGTAACAAGCGACAGTTTGTTTATTCATAAAGGCACTGCATTTGTGGCTTTTAGTAAAGATGTTGTTGCAACTGGATCAACGGTACAATTTAGCTTTAAAACTCCAACTACTGGAATTGTAAGATACAGACCAGCAGGAATAACACCTTCTGCCGATAAAGTAGATACTCAAATATTTGAAGGTGCAGCATTTACCGCCGAAACCGGTACGGTTATTAATGCTTCAAATCGAAATAGATCAAGTTTAAATGCTTCGAAAATTGAACTTAGAAGAAACCCAACGTTTACAAACAACGGAACTTTGCTTGAAGGGTTTTCGTCATGGCTGCCCGGGTCAACTGGTATAGGTCAAACTAGAGCGCCAACAAGCGGAATTAGTGGTGATGAAATTGAATTTAAACCAAATACAGTTTACAGATTTGTTGCTACCAACGGATCGGCAGATTCAAATACCATTGCTTCTAAATTTTCTTGGCATGAGGGGGACGCATGATTGACCAAATTTTAAAAGAAATTAACAATTATTTTGTGCGATCAGTTGAATACTCAACAATAACAATTGCAGGCACGCTTATTACTGGATTTTCCGAAACTTACATTGCCGGACAGTATATTAATATTGAAGGTTCAGTGCTCAATGATGGAACATACAAAATATTAAGCAATACAAGTGGGGTAATAACATTAACAACAAGTCTTTCAAGCGAAACCACAAGCATGTACATCTATGGATTACAAATACCAAAAAGCATTATTGACTTATCAACAGAAATATCCACATATGCACAGGCAATTACACCGGGTGTAGCGTCAGAGTCGCAAGGTGGAAGAAGTGTATCGTATATTGAAGGTTCTTCGTCTTGGCAATCGGCTTATAAAAAGACTTTAAACGCTTATCGGTTGGCAATATCCGATAAAGAGAGGTGGACTAGATGTGGCAGACTGACACAGTTAAATTATTAGTCAAACAAACTGCCACTGGGTATGCTGGTGACATTATTACGTGGACTGCAACCGGTGGTACAGACGTAACTTGTGATGTGCAAGATATTAATAAGGAAACTGTTTATAAGTCATATGGCATTGATGGTAACGAGTTTAAACAAGTGTTTGACTTAACCAACGCAAATTGGTTAATAGGCACACAGGTTAAATATGGCAGTTTAAATTTTTATGTAAAACTTGTTAACAAAAACATGAATAAGATGGGTTTGTCAAATCACACTTTCATTATTTTGGAAAAGGTGCAGTAATGTTGTTAAATGAAAAAAAAATAATAGCAAACTTAAACAACGCTTTAAAAATTGTCTCTAAAGATGTTAGCGAAGCACTAGAAGAAGTTGGTCAACGCGGTGTGGGAATAACCAAAAAAAATACACCAGTAGATCAAGGGCGTCTTAGAAACTCTATCGGCTATACAATAGGCGGCAAAGTTGAAGGTAACGAAGATACTGTTAAACCATCAGGAGATAAATCAAGCGTTGTAATTGGCACAAATGTAGTATATGCAGCGTGGGTTGAATATATGGCAAAGAACGGTTCACAAGGCTACATGTTAAGGTCTTACAATCAAATCGTACCAATAGCCAAAAAAATATTTGAAACAGTCCTCAAAAGGGGGTTGAAATGAAAACGGAAGCACAGATTAAAGCAGCAATTTATACAGCAATTACAACAGATACAGCAATAGTAGCCAACATGGGTACTCGTTTGATTTGGATGCTAAAACCAGAAATAACAAACATTTTTCCGATGGCTACAATGCAAATATTGGACACTGTAGGCGCGTATGTAATTGGTGGGTCGGTTATTTTATCAAGCGAAGATTTGGATGTGCAAATAACTTTATATGCTGATTATTCTGATTATGTTAAGTTTGACACTCTAACCAACGACATTAAAAGAGTAATGGCATCAATAGGATATACGCTTACAGCATCGCCAGAATTTGTTGAAGAGTCTATAAACAAAACCGCAAAAGCAATGAGGTGGAGGTATATTAATGTTTAAAATATTTAAACGTGTAAAACAATTAGAAGAAATAGTTAATATGCTTTTAACAAGATTAGAAAACATTGAAAGAGCATATCAAAATTTGTGGGATGAAACGCATCCTAAAACAATGGGGGGTAAATAACTATGGCAGCAATTAGAGGTGTTGGAGCAAGTTTTTTATTAGGTACAAATGTAGTAGCTGGTCTTACAAGTATTTCAAATCCAATTTCAGCAGATTCTCTCGATGTAACTACATTTAACGCTACTGCAATGCGTGATTTTATTGCAGGATTAAGATCAGGCTCAATCGATATTAGTGGATATTATGAAAGTACAGACACAACTGGTCAAGTAGCAATGTTTACAGCTATGCTTGCCGGCACTAAACTTACATCAACTCAAAAGCCTAAAATTTTGTGGAATGGCGTTAATGGATTTACTGGTGACGGAATTATTACATCGTTGACAGTTGACGCAGCTGTTGATGGCATCGTTAATTTTTCGGCTACAATCCAACTTACTGGCACAATCGCAGTAGTATAGGAGGCATATTATGCCAATAAGAGGATATAAAGCTTTAGTAAAGGCTCAATCAAGCGCAGTGGCAATGACAAACGAAGCTACAACAATGAGTGGTGGCGATACAATTTATACAATTACAAACGCCGCAAAACGCACGCTTGATATTGACACTCCTGTAATTGTTAAAGTTGGTGGATTTCCAGTAACGACTGGATTTGCAATTGATTATCTATCCGGAGTGATCACTTTTGCAACAGCCGCATCAAGAACGGTGACCGTAAGCGGATCATATGTAGTATTGTCAACAATCACAGAAGCCAAGGGATTTAGCGTGACAATTATACGAGATGCACTAGACACCACGAGATTTCAGCAAGAGTTTAGAGAGTTTGAAGCCGGATTGTTGTCTGGAACAGCTAGTTTAACAAATAACTATTTGGTAAATTCAGCGTTTTTTGCAATTTTAATTGCAGGCAGTAGAAAAGTAATTGAATACTATCCAAACGATGACTTAACACCTATCAGATTTTACGGTGTAATCACAAATAGCGAAGTTATTGCACCAGTAGATGGAATCATTGAAGAAACCATTTCGTTTCAAATCACATCGCAAGTAAAATAAATCGGAGGATTAAAATGACCGCTCTAGAAAAATTATTAAAAGCAAGTTTTAAAGAAGAACAATTAAAAATTGAAGGTACCACTTACATTGTCAAAGAAATGACCGCAAAGGACAAATCAGAATATGAAGGGTCTCTTTACACGTTTAAACAAATTGGCAAAGAGGTAAAAGTGACTCCAAACATGGAAGGCGTAAAGTCCAAACTTGTATTTTACACTTTACATGATGAACAAGGTCAAAAGGTTTTTAAAGATTTATCAGACTTGCCTTTAGTTGATACTTTACCATCAAGCATAATTGAAATGATTTGTGACGTTGCCGGTAAAATCAACGGTTTAAATCAAGAGGAAGTAACAAAAAACTAGAAAGCGATCCATCCCGATTTATAATGTTTCAAATAGCCCACGAGTTAGGGATGACTGTAAAAGAGTTATCCTTAACAATGGGTGCTATGGAATTTGCTGAATGGATCGCTTACTTTACAATCATTAACCGAAAGGAGAGTTAAATGGACGTTGGTACTCTCATAATGAAAATAAACGCAGACACAAAAGGAATACAAGACGGAATAAATAAAGCATCAAGTATGATAGGCAATTTTGGAACGTCTGCTTTAAAAGGTGCTGCTATTGTTGGCGGTGCTTTAGGTGCTGGTTTGTCGTTTGCGGTTGCCGATGGTATAAAGGGTATCATGGAAATGGAAGAACAAACCGCACAGTTAGAAGCAGTGTTAAAATCAACCGGAAATGTAGCCGGAGTTACAGCAGAAAAAGCAACAAGTTTAGCTGAATCCCTTGAAAAAACAACTCGTTTTAGTGCCGAATCTGCTTTAGCTGCTGAAAACCTTTTGTTGACATTCACTAATATTGGAAAAGATGTATTTCCAGAAGCTACAAAAACAGCTTTGGACATGGCGCAAGCATTAGGTGGAGACGCAGCTGGTCAATCGGTTGCGCTTGGCAAAGCTTTAAATGATCCAATTGCCGGTATATCCGCTTTAACAAGAGTAGGCGTTACTTTTACAGACGAACAAAAAAACATGATTAAATCAATGGTAGAAGCTGGTGACGTTGCAGCTGCACAAACCGTAATCCTAGACGAATTACAAAAAGAATTTGGTGGATCTGCCGAAGCAGCAGGAAAAACTTTTGCCGGACAACTTGACATATTAAAAAATATGCTTGGCGAAGTATTTGAATCTTTAGCAATCACAGTAATGCCTATATTACAACAATTTACAGCTTTTGTTATTGCAAACATGCCTGTTATCCAATCAACAATGCAAACTGTTTTTAATGTAATCTCTGACGTTGTATCAACTGTTTATGATTGGTTTAAAGTTTATCTTTTGCCTGTGTTGCTAGATGTTTTTGAATGGGTAAAATCCAACATGCCTGCGATACAAGCTACTTTTAGCACTGTGTTTGGCGTTATATCTACAGTAATTAAAACTGTTTGGGATATTATATCAAATGATTTGATCCCAATTTTTGAAGATTTGTGGTATTTAATTAAACCAACATTACCTTTGATTAGCGCAGCTTTTAAAGTAGCTTTTGATATTATAGTGGGTGCAATTAAAATTGTAATTGACACTTTTGCAACGCTTATTAGCATTATAAAAGAAACTGTAATTCAACTCGAAAAGTTTTTTAAGAAACAAGCAGAACAACCCAAAGCATCGTCTGTTAGTGGTTTTGGAGGTTCAAGCGCCGGTTTGGTTGGCGGTATAATTAGTGGTCAAAGAGCGAATGGTGGTCCTGTAAGTGCAGGTAAAAGCTATTTAATCAATGAAAGATTAGGCGGCGAAGTATTTACACCTAGTCAAAATGGCTATGTGTCGAATCAACAACAACCTCAACAGCAGCAAGTAATCATGCAAGGTGGCGGTTATTCAAATGCTACAATTATTATACAACTCGACAGCAAGCAAATAGGAAAAATGATAGGTGCACCTTTAATGGATGCTATAAGGGTTAAAACGAGTATTAGATAAAAAGGGGGTATTACACTGTGATTACAATAAAGATATCTGGGGTGTATTACCCCGTTTTAATTGACACATATTCTTTAGAGTTAACATTAGGAGAAAGGTCTTTGGCAAACTTCGAAATAAAAGATGAAGTGGGGGTGCATTTTTCAAAAGGATCTCTTGTAGAAGTTTATGATGATTACAAATTAGAATTTAAAGGGTACATCGAAGGAAAACCGCAAGAACGCAGATTAAGACAAGGGGTTATGATACATTCAATAACCGCTGTTGATGGACATTATTTAGCGGACAAACGCATAATTGCAAAAGCTTACGAAAACACGCTTGCAGGAAATATAATTAAAGATATAATAACCGAAAAATTAGCTGATGAAGGAATTACGACAACACTAGATTCAACTCAACAAACTTGGATTATGTACACAGGCAATACATTTTTAGAATTATCAAATCAAGGGGGTAACTAGTGGAATATACGGGCGCAAATATGGATTTAAAAAAGCCGGAAATAACCGACGAAATAACAACGGCTATTGTAGCGTATGGCGATAACTTTCAAGACATTGACGATTATGTTACCGCGCATATAAACTCTATTATAGCGCATTTAGATAGCTCTATAGTAAATACCGCTCCAATACCGGGATCAAAAGTCAGAGACGCAATGATTAATTTAAAATCTCAAGTTGATGCAATTGTGGTAGGCGGCACAGAAGTTGATCCAAGATTATCGCAGGCTCTAGTTGACTTTGAAAGCACAACATGGACTAATTTTAAAGACTTGCAAGATTTTTGGCAAGAAAGAATAGTAGTGTTAGAAGATGAAGTTAACACGCCAGACACATCTTCAATAATTTTATCAGAGCTCGCTCAACTCCAAACCGTGACCGACTCATACGACGGTATTCCAGATGTTGAAATTGGTAGTGCTACATTAAATCAAGCTATTACAGAAGGTGATTTTGATGCAGGTACTACTGGATGGTATGGAAATAATGGGACTATCGCAGTGGTCGATAAGTTACTTTCTCAAACTGGCACGGGAGCTAGTGCTTCCCCATATGTGGTAAAAAATCCAGCAATGAATTTGCCAATATCAGTAGGCATGAAAATATTTATTGAGGTAAGAAAAGTTAGAGTGACCAATTCATCATGCTTACAATTACGTGTTGGATATAGAGGAACTACTGGAGGGGCTACTACTACCGCAGAATCAAAAGTTAGTCCAGCTATCAACACTTGGTATACAATTAAAAAAATTATAACAGTTCCATCCGGATATACTGGAAATTTAGACCTTTTTATCTTTCAAGATTATTCGACATCCGAAATCGCAAACGGAAAAGCAATGGAAGTTGAAGGAGATTGGACGAAAGGTGGTGGTATATTTATAGTCCCTATGACCGGAACTCCGTATGAGTCTGAAGCTGACCCCGAGATAATGAGTGCTAGGTTAAACGAATATTGGGAAGGATTGAAAAGCCCAGAAAGCATTGAGTTGTTGAGTAGAGGTATTAACAAGCATGACACTGAACTTGAGCAAGGGTCTCTAAGTTTAACAAACGGCTCAAATGCATCAACTACAACCGCTTTTAGGAGTAAAAACTTTATACTTTTAGACTCAGCAGAATCATTATCCACACAATCTTTATCTGATTATAAGATACTTAGGATTGTCTATTATAACAAAAATAAGGATTTTGTAGCATCATATACCATTAACTCTAGCGCGGCTCAAAATAATTTATCAAGACCAACCACTGGAACGTACAAATTTATTAGATTTGTTTGGCAAAGGAATGATTTAGGTGTTGTTGGCAGCGTAGACTTTGATTATATCAATGAGAATGCAATGTTAAACTATGGAGCTACTGCTTTATCACACGAAGATTATAAAGGTTCAACCCTAAAAATCACATGTAATGATAAATCAAAATTTGACCTTGCAAAACTCCCAAACCTTGCCCAAAATGATATTAAAATTGCAGACGGAAAAAGGCTTGCAAATAAGAGAGTTAACAGAAATGTGTTGTTGAGTAGTGGTATAGTCTCCGAATTATTAACATTGACAAATTTAGACGTGTATTATACCAGTGCTTTTACAGACAACTCCGCATGGACTGCTGGTGTCGATGATAAAGTTATGGTTGACAAATTTTTAAAGGAAGTTGATTCTGGATTTACTGATGTTGCCACAAATGCATACTCGTTTTATGCTTCTCCAACAGCAGTGTTAGCCCTTATTGTTCCAAAGGGAACGTATGCAAATCTAACCGCCGCACAAGCAGGACTTGCTGGGACTGTAGTTTATTACCAACTTGCAACACCAATAGTAATCGAGGAGGTTGATTTACCTCAATATGGCATTAACATTGAAGGTTCTCTTGCATCAAATAGCGACTATACCGAATGGGTAGTAAATGATTATGACCTATTTGCTCCTGTCACAATCACATACCCAGCCAATATTTCGGAATCTGTAAACGGTTTAAAAGAAAGTGTCAGTGGACTTAGAATTACAACTGATAGCAAGGCAGACAAGGCACAACCGCCGATTGTACATCCTGTACTGCTCAACTCTTGGGTTAATTTTGGCGGGGCATTTAGAAACATTGGGTACTACGTGAATTCGGTCAACGAGTTAGTGTTTCAAGGCATGATAAAAGACGGAGTAATTACTACTGGAACAGTGATATTTACACTAGACCCAGACGTTGTTGATTTGACTGCTATAGTTGGCATGAATATACCTGTGTTGACAAACGGAGTATTTGGCTATATCGATATTTTAGCTAATGGCGATGTGAGATGTAGAGACGTAAATGCAACATATATATCTTTTGAAGGAAAAAATATTTCTTTAAACAAAAATTAAGGCGGTGAAAAAATGGATAAAGTAAGAGTGTTTTTATATAATGACGTTGGTGTATTTATAGGTGATAGGGAGTTTGATATTGATAATATCCCCGAAAACGCTACGCAAGTTAGACCGACAGACGGATTGTTTTTACCAACTTTTGCCGGAGAACAATGGATTGAAGGTAAGCCACAAGAAGAAATTGACTTAATAATTTCAGAGCCAAAACCAATTACAGCGATTGAATTGTTGATGCAAAAAATAGAAAAACAAGAAATAGCAATACAAAGAAATTATGAACTTAACTTGACTGCGTTGGAGGTATGGTAAAATGGGAATAGATAATTTAAAAGCAGCAATTACCAACCAAGAAAACATTGAAAAATTACAAAAGTTAAAATTAACGGGACTAGATAAGTTAATTGCGATCAACGA